CTGCAACTGCGTCTTCTGCAGCTGAATCAGCATCTGCTGCTGTGACTGAGAGATCGCCTGCTGTTGCTGTAAAGGTGCGATCTGCTTCTCGAGCTGCTTCTGGATCTCTCCCGCGAGAGCATGCTCCGCCAATGGACCAGCGAAGGCCCAAACCGCCCCGACCGCACTCGCGATTGAAACGATTGTCGACCACGATATGGTGATCGTCTGCTGCTTGTCTAGCTTCATCGGATTCACGTCAAGATCTCCTATCTACACTCAATCAACGTGCCCCAGCTCGCACCGGCAGTAGCGTCGATAATCTGGCTGGTCCAGTTGATTCCGTCGGTACTCCACCCCGCACGACACCTTGGACCCGGAGCGACGTTCCTAGACCCAACAACCACGAACCTCGCACTGCTTCGACACCAGATGACCGTACCGCCCGTTGGAAAGTCGGTCGGCGGCGTGTACGTAGGCCAGCTCGTGCCGTTGTCCGTGCTTCGAGCGACAAGCGGAGTCGAATGGTCCAAGGCCATCCACATGCTCAGGTCCGGAGACCACGCCATCGGAATGAACGACGAACCGCCGAAGATTGTCGCAAGCTGTGCGCCGCTGCCTGCGGCGGGGTTCGGCAGATTGTAGAAGTGTCCGTCGCTCGTGCCGCACCAGATCGCATTGTTTCCGACTGGATTGTAGTTGTACGTCGTCCGATTGTTGCCGGCGTCGTGCGGCTGCGCGGAGACGTTGACCGTGATCTGTGACCAGTCAACCCCATTCGAGCTTCTCCACATCTGATTGCCGGTCCACATCAGCAGTATCTGAAGCTCCGGAATCGCGTACATGCCGGCGCTCGGCTGGCCGTTGCCCGCGCCAGTAGTCGCCGGAATCGCCCAATTGATGCCGCCATCCGTGCTCCGGATGTAAGGGAACGGCGAACCCGAGTTGAAGAACCCTCCTGCGAAGAAATGGTCGAGCCACGATGCGTAGCACGTCCAGATCATGTTATTGCTGGTGAAGTTCGGATGATTATTCGCGAGATTCCAAGTCAACCCGAGATCGTCGGTGTACGCGATGTTGTTCAGTGCGCTCACGCCGCTTGAGATCACCAGACGACCTCTCGACGGCGAATAAGCCATTCCCGCCGAGAAGTTGCTGAGGGACTGCGCGAGTGGAAGGTTGACGATGTTCTGCCAGGTGAGTCCGCCGTCGAGACTGCGCATCGACCTCGGCGCGGCTATTCCCAGGTCCAGAGCAACGAGAGCATTCAGTTTGGGGAATGTCACGGTATTCGACGGCAGGCTCTCAATACCAAACGCCGCCTCGATGTACGTGGCGTAGTACTGATAGTCGTGTGCCGAGCGGTCAATCCCAGCGCTGTCGGCATACGTCCGAGGCAGTACAGGCAGATCGCTCGCGATTAAAACGAACGCGCCTGTATCGGTCCTGCGATAGATCCTCCAGCTCGAAACTGGAGCAGACGGAGGAGTCCAGGATAGGTTGATGACGCCCGTTCCGCTTGAGCCGCTCAAGAGAAAGTCTCCTGGCGGTCGCAGATTGTTGGAAACGGCGTTGACGTCGAACGTCAGCGGCTCATCGGGACGAGTGAACGGCAGCGCGATGTTCTCCGTCTGACGCGCCGGTAGCCGGTACGGATCGAATACGTCCAGATCCGCCTCACAGAACCTCAGGCCCGGTGAGTTCGGGTCCTGGAAGAGCATGTCCAGCGGGAACTTCTGATGACATCGGTCACAGAGGCCGATGCCATAGTTAGTATGTCCGCTAGGGTCTAGCCACTCGCTCATCGCGTGTATGGTCCAATGTTCGGGTAGATCGACGACGGAGCATCGTCACTCTCGCCGTCCCACATGTCTCTCCACTCACGGTCTGCCTCGGCCATGATCTGCGGAACCAGTGCCGGATTGACCTCCTCGTCTATCAGGGCGATGTCTCCCGCGAGTCGAGCCATGACCGCGAGGTAATCGCTCTGCCTGAGCTCTAGCTCCTGGGCCATCGTCCCTACGTCCTGAATCTGCCGATGCAGATACGCGACGAGGTTCCAGAGCTTCGACTGGTCGTTTACCGCCGGCCAGAGCGTAATCACCGGCTGCGACCTCTGCCGGTCGAACCAGTACTGCGTCGGCTGGCTTTGGAGGAACTTGTTCGGGAGACTCGAGTAGTCATCCCTATTGAGCGGCGCGAGGTTGACCTCGACCGGCGTGTTCGCGAAGACCAGCTCCCGAATGTCCAGGGTCGTAGTCGCGCCGCCGACGATCCGATAATAGACCCAAGCCGCAACCTGCTCGATATCGAACCAGAACCAGACGCCCGCCGACATCGACTGAGCCGAGGCAGAGTAGAGCGTGGTCCAGGTGGTACCGTCGTTCGACGCCTGGATCGTGTAGTCCCAGGTAGCCGAGACGTTCGGCAGGATGCCGTACATCGGGATCGCCGTAGCCGATGAGTACTGCAACGTGATGTTTCCGGCCGGAGCCGCGAGAGTACAGGTTGTGGAAAGATCTCCGTCGAACGCATTCGCCGCAGTACCGCTGGACGAGGAAGCGGTGCCTGTCGGTCGAGTGGTTCGACGGAGATTCAAGTCCAGGACTGCCTGCGTCCCGAGCGGAGTCAGAACGCTGACCTGTCCCACGTAAATGGGGAGGATCGTCTTTTGAACGGCCCAGAGAGGAATGCCCTTGTTCGCCATCGAGCTGAGGCGAAGCGATAGGGCGTCCATCGCGACCTCGATGCGACCGACCGAGATCTTGTCTCGGCCGATCCGACAACGCCCATAGGCATTGTCAATTATCTTGCGGGTCGTGAACCTCGTGAGACCGGCAGTGCCAGACGTAGCCAATTGAGTTTCTCCTGAAACATCGGTCTACTTCCAACAGCCGACCAGATTAGTGAGTGCCGCCTACCTGAAATCTAGCAGTTCTTCAGCCCCTTGTGTCCCTTCGGGGCCGGATAGTTCACGTGCTTGGAGACCTCCTGCTGGGCGATCTTCCGCATCCTGCCCCCGTCCTTTGCCTTGACGGGACCGCCGGAGTTGAACTTGGTCTTCGCGACGCCACCGCTCTTGAACTTGGTCTTCGAGACCTTTCCGCCCTTCGACCGCATCATCATCGGATTCATGGGCATCGCGCCGATATTCCGACCGATGGAAGCCAGAGCGCCGCCGGGATCCATCGCCGGGTTCTGTGCCGCCGCTGCCCGACCGGGCAGAGTCTGGGGAGTCGCGGGCCGAACTACCGGCCGTGACGGCGGAGCCACTTTGGCTTGGACCGCGTGACCGACCGGATCGAGCACCTTTCCTGCCTTGCTTCCGGCGATTGCGCCGACGGGGTTCAAGACCTTGCTCTTGACGATCTTCTTGAGAAAACCGCCGAGCCCCTTCTTGACCTTACCTCCTCTCTTCAAGCCGGGGTCACTCGACGCAGCCGGATAGTCTCCAGCCTGGCTGCCGTACTTCGGCCTCGGGAGCTTGCCGCCTTTCTTGTAGCCGCCCTTGGCAAACTTGGTCTTGGAGACCTTACCGCCCTTCTTGAGACCCAGCTCCTTCATCTTGCGATCGGTCTGGTTCTTGATCGCATCGGCCGGACCGCTGGTCTTCGGGGCGGCGATTGTGTCCCGCGAGGACGACGGAGGCGGCGGCGGATCGGCCTTCGCCACCTGTGCGTCCTTGTCGCCGTCGGACTTGTTTGTGTCCATGCCGAAGAACTTCTTGGCCCTGTCGACCAAGCCGCCCTCGGCATACCGCTGTTTCGGCCTTGCGCGCTCGTGCGGGCGAACGTTGATTCGCGGCGAGTCGCTGGCCGACCCCGAGAACCCGAAACTGCTCGGGAACTCGAAGTCCTTGACGATCTTGGGTCCGGGCATGTTGTCCTCCTAGGCCAACGCCTGCTCGGAGACGGTAAGGATATCTGGAGCAGCCATGCCGGTCGCTCTGACCCCTCTCGTTCCGGGTGGGATGTGGATGGTTCCATCGACAGCCGCTGGAGCGGCAATCCAGGTTGGTGTGATCGAGGAATCGAACACGTTGTCGACGGTGTACTGCGCGGTTCCCGCGCCGGTGAGCGTGACCAGAGTCCCGGTCGTCGGGCTGTAAGTGTCCAGCGGGACGACCGGGGACGTTCCGACCACGCCCGTGATTCTCACGGGTCTCATGGTGCACTTCCTCCGGTTACGTTTAGACCAGCGGAGCTGCGGCGCGCTCTTGCAGTGCGACGATGTTGTCGATGTCCAACGTCCTCGCCACCGCCGAACCGTTCTGCGATCCGATGGTCGGACCGAGCAGAACCGTGGGTAGCGCCGCCGGCGTGATCTTCGTGAGGACCGACCCGTTGACCGCGCCCCAGATCGTATCGACACCGTCGAAGAAGATCTGCAGCTTGTACGGCGTGGCGTTGGCGACCGTGAAGACCGGACCCGAAGTGGTCTCGACCGAGGCTGCTCGGCTGACCAACTCGAGAGTCGCTGCGCCCGCTGCCTTACGCCAGAAGATACCGTTGACCGGCGTCAGGAAGTTGTTCGCCGCGACCGCGATCTGTAGACCGGCCGCGAACACGTCGAGCGTCGCATCGTCCGGGGTGACCGTAGCTGCGAAGAAGATCTTGCGAATGGTCGTCGGCGCGGTGACCTGGTAGTTCGGATTCAGCGTCTGGATCCAGGAGTTGTCTCCCGATGCCGCCGAGCCCGAGAGCCGGATCAAACCGCCGAGGCCCGCTTGCGCCGCTCGCGTGGGCGTGCCGACGCCGCCCGTGCTCCAATCCGCCGCCGTGAACGCGGTGAACTCCTCTTGGAGTCGGATGTAGATGCTCGGGTCTTCCTCGCGGAGCGAGTTGAAGATGTCGTTGGGCGAGACGTTGCATTGACCGCCCAGGAACCGAGTGACTGAATTGTCGCGGAAAGGCATGTTCGTTACTCCGTATCAGTTCGTTTACTTCCGAACCAAGGGCTGGAGGTTTACATCCCCCCAGCCCCTGGAGTTTACCCTGCTGTGAGTTGACGACTTAGAGGCCGGGCGTGCCCCAGTTGTCGCGCGGATCGGTCCACGACGGAATATACCGCTCGGTGGACTTGTACCGCATGCTGTCGGTCTCGAAATCCCCCTCCATCGCCTTCTGGAGAGTCCGACGCATCATGAGCTGCACGCCACGCTGGACGTTCCCGTTCTGGATCCACCAGGCCGTGGTCGAGGTGACGCGGCTGAGAACCGCGACGCCCTGCGACAGCAAGCCCATGGACTTGATCGGGTTGAGGTCGTTGTTGGCGCCGCCCGTTCGCAACACGGAGCGGACGATCACTTCCGCCTGGAACATGTTGCTGGGCGAGACGATGAACTTGACAGGGTTGAGCCGGATCTTCTTGCCGTTGTTGTCGACGGCGCTTCGGATCTGGATCAACATCTGCTCGGCCGAGGTCTGCGAGAGAGCCGCCGGAGTCGTCAGCAAGTTCGAGAACGTGCCTGCGGCCAACGGGTGGGCCGCGTTGTTCATCGAAACGCCGTCGCCGCCGGGGAACGCTGCATTGAACGCGCGATTGAAGATCTGCGCGACCAGCGTCTCCTTCGACTCGATCATCGACTGGGCGAGGTGCTCGGAGAAGATCTTGCCGATGGAGATGTGATCTCCGTCCTCGACCAAGACCCTCGTGAGCGCGAACGCCAAGCCAAAGACCTTGTAGATGTACCGTTGCCGGAACAACTCGCCGCCTTGGCCGTAGGTGATCGGATTGCCGTCGGGCACCTCGGGCGCTGCGTTGAAGCCGTACAGAATCGGCTCCTCGTGATACGCACGCGGGATACCCTTGCGCTCCTTGCAGACCTGCGTCCACTCGTCGGCACGCTGGTCGTACACGCCGTCGAACACCTCGTTGAGAATCGGCTCCACGACCGACCTGAAGTCGGTACTGCGCATTGGAACTGCCATTGCTGTTTCCCTCCTTCAGGTTGGTTAGAAGCCCGCCACGTCGGCGACGTACTGATTCTCGGAGATCCTGACGAGCACGATGGGGAACGGATCGCCCCAATCGTTGTCCGGAGCCGGAACCAAGCCGACGACTTGGAGGCCCGCGTTGGCCGCTGCCGACGCGACGTTGAGACCCATCGAAGCCAGACCAGTGACTGTGTTACCCGAGAGGGCTTCCCAATCATACTGCTGACCGATCGCGGCGAGCGTCAAGGTCGCATTCGCCTGGATCTGATACTGGATGCCGTAGGAATAGTCCTGCGTGATCCAGCACCTCGACACCGTGTTCGCGAACAGCGTCGTGTTCGCCAACCAGCGGTTGGCATAACGCGGACGCCCTTCCGAGTCGATGAACTCGACTCCCTGGAAGATCCCCGCCGCTCTCGATCCCGCCGCTGCGGCTGTCACGAAGCCGTTCGCGTCGATCTGGACCGGGTAGCCTTGGAAGATGTTCGTCGCGTATCCCGATTGAATCTGCGACAGCGGTCCCGGCCGGACGATGCCGAACGGGGAAAACGCGGGCTGCAGACCCACCGGAGTATACAACTGAGACATCGTTTGTACTCCCTGGAAAGGTTACGCTCCTCTCAGCGCTCCCCGTACAGTTTCCTGAACTTGGGCGCTGGGAGGTCCTGGACGATGTCTTCCATTCCCTCTTCGACCTCGACCTTGACGCGACGGCCCGCACGTCCGCGAGCACTGGATCGCATCTGCTCTTGAACCGCGTCGATGACATCGGAGAGCTTTTGCTCTTCCTCCATCGGCCGCGTGTGGTGAGCTTCGGTCATGTACATCTCGAAGAGATGCAGGGGTAACTTGAAGGCCAGCATTTCGTTCACCCCGATCAAGCCCTGGTATTCCCCGGTCTTGATCGACAGCGACTCGAAGCCCGGAACCTCGGACGCCTTGATGGGCTCATAACCCATCCGCATCCGCGCCGGTATCGAGTCCGCCTGGTTGTTCGTAGTCAGCCAGATGACGTGGTACCCCTTGATCTTGGGGAGATTCGGAAGAATCGACTGATACAGAGACATGCGGAACTGTGCCAGTCTCTCCTGGTCGTCCAGCTCGCGAGAATCCTCCGCCCTCGTTGCATCGAGGCGACGATCCCTGCGTGCTTTGCTTCCCAGTCTCGCGTCGTTCAACTTGCGTGCCATTGTAGGCTCCTGCTAAAGTTATTGCTTATGAATTCGCTTCGGGGTGCGCGTCGTCCCACTCGCGGTACTTCTTCAAGTACTTGGCGCGGAGCTTGGGATCGTCCCATGCACCCAGTTCCTTGAGCGCGGCTATTCGGTCGCGACTCAGGTAAACCTCGTTGTCTCGGAGATCCCTACCGGGACCGCCTGTGCGGAACTTCGGACCGCCCTTGCCAGCCGTCCTGACCTTGGGCTTGGGCTTCTCGTCCTCTTCGTCCTCGTCCGCTGCTTCCAGCCGTTGGTCCTCGCCCTCTTCCTCGTCCTCGTCGTCATGTCCGTTGGGCTTCTTGCCGCCGCCCTTCTTCTTGGACTTCCGATGAGGCAGCGCCTCGTCCACGCGCTTGCTGAGCTCGCTCCAGTACTCCTTGGTCGTGGGATCGTAGCCCTCGTCGGCAATCTCCTTGTCGATGATCCCGACGATCTTGGAGTCTCGGTCGCCACCCTGGAAGTCGTACCACTTGTGGTCCTCGTACCAGGTCTTGGCGTGCTGGACGACTCGTGGATTGGCCGGCGGCGGCTTGCGCTCCTCTTCCGGCTTCTCGTCCATGTCCTTCCGGGCTCCCTCCAGCTCCTCCAAGTGGTCCTTCCACTCGTCTCGGATCTTGGTAGCCTCGACCAGCTCGTCACCCTTGTTGTGGGTAGTCGCTGCCGAGATGACGTCTTCGGCCTTCTTGATGATCCCCCTCGCGTATGCGATACGATTATCGAGCTGACTGCGCTCGACGTTGCCAAGCCGCTCTTCCGTGTTCGACTTGAGATCGGCGTTCTCACGCTCGAGTTGCTCGTTGCGTCGCTCCAGGAAATCCCGCTCGCGCTCCAGGCGTAGCTGGGCCTCCTTCTGACGTGCCCGCCGCGACTTGTGCGCGGTACGCTTGGCAGGCTCCTCTTCCTCGGTCTCCTCGGATGCACCAAGGCGAGCTTCCTCCTGCTCCTCCTCCCCAGCCTCCTGCTCGTCGCCCTCCCCGGCAAGCCCCTCGTCACTCGTCGCGGGGACATCCAGATCGGCTGGATCCTTCGTGACGATGGTGAGGCTCTCCTCCTCGCCGCCCTTGTCGTCTTTCTCTTCTTTGTCTTTCGCCATGGACAGTTACACCTCGTTGGTTACTTGAGATAGGCGATCATCTTCAAGGGATCGCCAGTGATCTTGCCACCCAAATCGACGTCACGGAAATTCACGACGACGCAGTGCTCGCCGGGGCGACCAGGAATGGGCACCTCCCAGCGATCACCGCCGTACTTGGGAACGCGAACGAAGTCGCCGACTTCGCACCAGGCTTTCTCTGGCCACGGCTGAAGAGTGTCTCGGTTGCAGAACGCTACGGGGCCAATAAGGATGACTTTCGCGACCTGAGTATTCCACTGCTCGGCCTCGCGGGTCTCCTGTGGAAGGAAGAAACCCGATTTCGTGCGGAGCATCGGTGCCTTGATTTGCACCAAGACTTTGTCCCCGAATGGAATGAACTCGGGGTCGATCTTTGGGAACGCTTCTTCGATGGAAGCATAATCCAAGGACGACTGCCCTAGCTCCTCCGTTGTAACCGCATTACTCTGATTCGTCATCTTCTTGTTCCTCGAGCAGCTCTGCAATCCACTGCTCTACGAGACTGAAAGCCACCTGCTTCCCATGCACGAGCCCGTACTGAAATGAATCCCGCCTGGCGGGGTTCGATACGTCCTCGACTGCATGTGTGACTCTCTCACTCTTCAGCCTGTCCAAAAGTTTGTCGAGCAAGACTCTACTCCCCTAGTGCCACCTCTGTAAAGGTGCTAGCCCTTCTCCCCTAGTAGAGACTCCGTACTATGGGGGGTGCTCTGTGCTCCATCCGCGCCTTCGCCGAAGTCGGTGCGCTTCGGGTCTTTGCTCTTGTAGTTGGTGTCTTCCTGGGAGTCCTGGCCAGTGGTGGCTAGCTCCTTATGCATCGGGACTGGACCGCTCATGCGTTTTCTCCTCTTTCCGTATTGTGGGGCTTTTAACAAAGACCAGGTCTCTGGAGAATCAAAGCATTGCCAGGCTAGGTTGACCTACCTGGCCTCACTTTTTACGACTGCCCGAGGGATTTGGATTTGTTCCCGTTCCGGTAGCGACGCTTGCCTTCTCCTTCGACCTTATTTCAGCCGCTGCAATCCGAAGTGCCGACAGGTTGTCCTGTGTGTTTCGGCGCTCCTCGGAATCCAGCCGGGCCGCAGCACGCTCGTCCTCAGCACGTTCCTGCCTGTCGATCTCATCGAGCCGAGCAGCTAGCTCCTGAGCTTTCCTGGCATCGTCGCGCGCGTTTTGGAGAGCCACCTGCCTGTCCTTAGCCGAAAGCGTTGCGAACTCCATCTCCTGCGCGGTTTCTCGTTCCGCGCGCTTGTCCTGGAGGTCGATAACCTTGTGCTGATCTTCCAACTGCAGTTTCTGTCCGGCGAGCGCGGCCTTCTGATCGTCCGCCTTCGCCTTGCGATCCGTCTCGGCCTTCTTGTTCGGATCGACGGGAATACCCATCGGAGGCGGAGAGTACTGCTGGATCAAAGCCTGTGCCTGTTGGATGACCTGAGGCAGCTGCTTCAGAGCGAAGCCCGCCGCCTGCATTACGTGAGCGCTCGCCGCTGCGAGAGTCTTGTCGAGCGCCTTACGAGACTGCGGATCGCGAGACTGCATGACTTCCGACATGCCATCCTCGTCCATATCCATCGCGTCCTTGGTAACGTCGTAGAACTGCTGGGCGTACCACAGCACGATGTGTTCCTTCATGTGCTGAAGCGCCGGGCTCAGGTACGTCTGCGCGATGATCGGATTCGCGCCGAATAGAGGACTTATCATGAAGTCCACCATGACCTTCAGGTGGCTCAGGTGGTCCTGCTCGGGGAACGCGACGACCGGACGGCCGAGAGTCATCGAGACGTTCTCGTTGACCTGGTTCATCTCCTCCGGCTTGGGCTGCGGTACCAAGAACCGCTCCGGATTGGGAACCTTGGCGCGCTCGAGTAGGAACATCTCTGTTTCGCGAGCGTTATAGATCTGCGGCAGCGCCGCCGCGCGGTCAGCGATGATCTGTGCCTGCGCGATCCGCTGAACATCGCTGAAGATCTCCGGGTCCGCCGTCGGGATACAGTCGAGTGGCCCCTCGAAGTCCTTGCGATAGGCCAGTACCTCGCCGACATCGTCCTTCATCTCCTCCTCGGTCAGGTACATCCGATTGATCCGGTGAAGGATACGAATGGTGTACGACATCGCGTGGAAGAGACGCAGGTGAATCGCCGACATCACCTTCATTCCTTCCTCGATCAGCGCGAGTGTCGTGCCGACCGGAAGGTTGGAGTTGTCCTCCGAGAGCTTGTCGAGGGCGATGTGAATTGTATTCCGCCCGGTATCCGTGAGAAAGCCGAGCAGTTGATACAGGACTTCGCTCGGCGGGTTGAACGGAACAGTCATCAGGAGCTTCCGGATGTCCTGGTCCGCCGCGACACCTCCGCTGATCTCCACCGTCTGCGTGGCGTTGATCGTCTTCGACTGACCGCTGAAGTTCGCGCCCTTGAGGCGAGCCAGCGTCGGAATGTTCTGGATATGCGCCGAGTCGAGCAGAGCCCTCAAGGCTCCGGTCGCCGCGCCCGCGAGCGATCCGATAGCCTGGCCGAGGCCGATGCCCTGCGCTCCTCGCCAGAACCAGAAGATCCACTCGACCATCCACTGCATTCGCTCGTAGGCATCGTCGTCCTGTTCCCAGTTGCGAACGACCGACAGAACCTTCTTGGTTCGATGATCGACTGAGATCAGATACGGCGCTGCGCCGATGTCCTCTTCCAACACCTCGTTGGTCGAGATCTCGCAGATGATGCGCTGGCCGTCGAGCGAGAGTGGATCGGGCTCCTTGCCTTCGACCTTGTCGGACGCCTTCTTGGGTCCGCTCTCCTCGTGAGTCTGCGAAGCCGGGGTGGTTGGTTTCTCGCCGAGCTTCTCGACCACGGGAGTGGTGTTGACGTCCTTGTACATCCCCTCCTTGATCCGAACCTGGAACTCGTCCTCCGTGATCGGCTCCCAATAACACTGCCGCTCGGCCGTGTAGTAGTTGGATGCCGCCGCAGGAATCGAGACGTAATCCAGCGGCACGAACGTCGGGACTGGCCGGCGTCTGCGCTTGGATGAATCGGGAACGAGTCGGAGATACATCGCACCGCCGAGAGGCAGCTGCGTGAGAAGTTGTTCCAGCTCCGAGCGGAACTCTGGCATCTGATACGTGATCTGCCAGTTCATGTAGTTCTGCTTGCGCCGGGCTTTCTCCAGACGATCCGGCGAGGGATTGTCGCCCGGCACATGCATCTTGACCGGACCGTTCGGCGGCAGTAACTCGCGAATGGCACGGGACTCGAAGTCCATCGCAGCTTCGAGTAGCATGGGGTGAACCGCCCTGCTGGCCCCCTCGAACTGCGCGCCTCCCGGTGCTTCCTTGCCGAGTCCCGTGCGCTTGATCGCTTCCTCGTACTGGTCGTCTCTCTTCTTGCGCGCCTTGCGGTCGCGCGTGACTGCTTCCATCAGACGCATGCCCATCGCGTCGAGCTGCGTCTCGGACAATTCCAAGTCATCGACGAGATTGGCGTAGAACTCATCCTCGTCGTTGATCTCCGACTCCTCTGCCTCCAGAGTGATGATCGCGCTTCCGTCGTCTTGCATTTCGACGTTGGGATCTTTCACCGCCTCCGGCTCGTCCTCTGTGCCGGCATCCAGATCGGGGTCGGTAGCTTGGTCAACCATTTCGGCTCCTATTGGTCGTAAGGATTGCCGACGCGCTGATCGCTGTCTTCGCGCGCCTCACGACGCTGACGCTCGAGGATTTCTTCATCGTCCTCCTCCATCGTCAACGCCCCTATGAATTGATCGAGGAAAAGACGCAGAGCCTGAGTGGACGTATCCAGTAGGTCGTCGTGATTGACGGACCCCGGCCCGGTGTACGTACAGATCTGAGTGATCACAGGCTCTGCCCACTGCTTGAATTCTCCCTTCCGCTTCTCGCTCTCGACGGCCCAAACCCTGCCGTGTGCCCAGAGCGGCGACACGTAGTGCAACCGCTGCAGCTTGTCTTGTCGGCGGGGATTATAACCCTCGGTAAAGATCCCTTCTACATCGAGCGCTTGCCTGAGGGATATACCACTCCCTTTCTCCTCTATGAGTATCGTGTCTATCCTTTTCCCCTGGGGACCGGGCCTCTGCCCCATAGGGACGATCTTCGGACGTAGCATCGGCTCATGGAGTGACTTACCATACCGTACTCTCCGAGCCTTCTTCACCCTCCGTATCAACTGGGGGAGCGTCAGCCAGTCTTCCCAGGCGTCGAGCAACATGATATGCTTTTCAATTTTCTTCCTGCCGCTCTGCGTGGTGGACGGCCGTTCAAACAAACCCCAAACCGTGCACGCTGTTGGATCCCTGGTCTGCTTTTTCTTATCGTGCGTCTTCTCCGTGAACGCAGTATCCAGGGAAAGAATGATGTACAAGAACTTCGGCAGCGGACGATCTGCGGGCCAGACCCTCCACTCGGAGCGCTTGACGAATCCTTCTTCCTCCGGATCCAGAACCTCTCCATGAAGCTCTTGACGTCCGACCTTGGTACCTTCGTACTTGGCGACGGACATGAAGAACATCTTGGGCAGGTTCGCCTTGTTCTCGTAAGTGCTTCCGACTACGTTCACGACCTCCTTGTTCGCAACGAGATCGCGAATGAATGGGCTGGGCTTCGGCGTTCCTGTAACGAGTAGGCGGGGATGCGGCCCGAGTCGTAGGCCGAACATAATATTGTCCCACGCCTCTTGGGGATATAGCCACGACGCGATCTCATCGAGCCAGCCTGCGGCAGCTTGAGGTCCGCGCAAACGCTCCGGGGTATCTCCAGCGAAACCTCTAATGATGCTGCCGTTCCAGAGAGTGATGCTTGGGAGAGCAAGATTCTTATCAACGATGAGCTTCTGAGGGATGACACTATATAAACCAGTCGGTCCCTCGAAACAGAC